AAAATCCTCAACCAAACCGACGGCCTGCTCAAAGCCGTGGTGGACGCGCACATCCGGCACCACCGCTTCCGTTTGCTGCAATGGCCCAGCAGCCGGAACCGCTCCGTCCACTACCGCCGCCGTCGCCGCCGGGGCTTGTTTGGCCGCATCCACCGCCGGGGGTTTTTTGCCGCCCATAAAGTTGATGCCGCCGTCACGGTAAAAGCCGTAAACCGTGTAAGCCGTGACGCCAATCAACAGCATGATGAGATAAACCAGTTTGCGCGGCAGTTGCAATTTGTGCGTGTGCTGTTCGGCGCTGACATAGTAATCGTAGTAATGTCTGGGAAAGCGAAACAGCGACTGAACCGCGCGCGTCTGTTCGTAACGACTGTTAGGATCATTGACAGCGTGTTGCCAAACGTATTTTGTCGCCCCCTGCACCCCGAAAGCCCGATAAAGGTGAATGTGTTGCCCGGCCAATTTGCGCACCGGCGAATTTACCAAGGTCGGATCCTGCGTAATCACGTAAATGTCGTAACCCTCGTGGCGGTGGGTACTCATCGCCGTCACGATCTCTTCCGTCTTCGCATTCTTGATTTTCGCCGGGAAAAAAAATTGTGCCTCGTCGTAAATCACCAGCGACCCGATCGGCGCTTCCCGCCAGTCGAAGATGTCGGCATCCGATCCAATATCCGGCGTTTCAAACAGCGTGATGTTTTCCGGCTGGGTAAACTTTTCGCGGTGCAACGGGATGTTGGTGTACACCATGCGCGCCGGGCGGCGTTCTTGCGGCGTCTCCGGGTCCGGATCGCGTTTGGCCAAATACTCATCAATCATCTGCACCGTGTACAGGGATTTACCAGACCCCGGTACAGCAGTAATCAACGTAATCATTTTCTACCCGCCCCCACAAATTTAACCGTTTTAGATCCGATCTTCATACCAATCACAAAAGAATACGCGCCGACCAAAATATTCATGGCTTCACCGCCCCCAGCAAGGTTAAACAAACCTAAAAAATCCTGTGGCGTTTGACCCAAATTATTTATTACCTCTTGCCAAAAATAATCAAAGAGCAGCTCAAGACCTTCGTATGACGCAAAAGTAACCCCCAATGCCACTAAAAGCCTGAACCCCCAATCCAATAAAACAGGTATTAAAGCAGCCCACATATTCGCCCCCTAAGATGATGACAAACCGCGCAGGCAAACTGCCGACGCTATGCAGTAAGCAAACGCAACAACAACGGGGCGCAACTTTTTGGCGACATCGCAAATCCATTCATACGAAAAAGACAAATTCATAGATTTACCCATTATCGAAATATTAAATTGCACAGGAGCAGGGCAATAACCGGATTCACTGAATTTTTTACCCTTAGTAAATTCAGCATGACCCATACCGTTCAACTTATCCCATTCAGGATTACCCTGATAACCTTCTTCAGCCTTACCATCGCCTTTTTTATCACCGGACGAAGAGCCATCACCTTTGCCCCTGCCTTCCTTCATGCCGTTAAACCCATCAACTATATTTTTATTAACATTATCAATACTTTGTTTTATATCACTTAAAATACCGCCATAATCTTTACCTTCAGCATTTCTACCATCACGGCCATTCTGCCCGTCATTGCCTTCTTTACCATTTTTGCCTTCCTTCTGCCTCCATGTACCGTCTTTGTCTTTATAGACTTCGCCGCCGTCATCTTCGCTTCGATATACGCCGTCTTTGTCTTTAAAAACGCCCTTATCTTCAGGCTTTTGCTGCTCCTTCGTCTTGCCGTCTTCACGGGTATCTTTCCACTTGCCGTCTTCGCCTTTGCAGATGTGCGGATTGTTGTCTAAACACTCTTTCCCCTTATCGTCTTTTGGCTTTTCGTCTTTCTTTTTATCCTTCAGTTTCTTGTCTTCAGGCACTTTATCGGAAGATACTAATTTAGCATCAGCAGGTACTTCGTTCACAAGCCTACCATTATTAGATGCCTCATAATAACAAACGCCGTTTCTTACAAATAACCTATAGGAATAACCTTTTGGAATATGTTTCCCCGAAGAAACAGACCCCGAACAGGCATCATTCAAGTCATCACCATATTTTTCAAAATCGCAATCTTCGCCCGCGTAACAACCTAACGTTACTTTGTATAACTGACCTTTAGGAGCTTTTTTTTCGGGTTCTTTTTCCCATCCACCGACCGGGCCTATTTCCCCCTCTTGCTTGCCGTTTTTGCCGCCGTCATTGTCTTGCTTTTTAGGCGGCTTGGAATCGCCTATATCGACGATTTCCAGGGAGCTGCCACCCGACGAGCTGCCACCACCTGAAGAGCCGCCGCCCGAAGAGCTGCCACCAGAAGAGCCGCCACCGGAAGAAGAGCCACCAGTATTATTTTTATCGCCTTCAGGAAAAAAAACCTGACACGTTTTTTTATCCACATTGCAAGACGCAGCAGCCGTATCAGAATAGACTTGCCCCCTGCCGCCCTTACATACATAAACATAATTCGTAGAACGATCATAAAATTTATGCCCCTCTTTTTTACCCTTACAAACATCAACTAAAGGATCAGCAAGAGACTGCTTATTCATAAAAACACAAAATAATAATAAAAATAATAGTTTTATAAATAAGGTCAAAGTAAATTTGCGCTTACGCCGAAACGCGGCCATAAACAACGGGATAGGCGGCTCGCGCCATCCTATCCCGTTGTTTATGGCCGCTTTTTCTTCTTTATACGCAATCATTTTAAAGCCCCCAAAATAACCCAAGCAGTTAAAAAAACAGACAAAAAACCATAAAGCCAAAAAACATCAATCAGCACCGTCAATACCCCCGACATTACGAATAAGCCCCAAAATCTGCCTAAACCCAAATGCAATAACCATTAAAATCAACAATTGACCGCCAAACCAAGCACCATCACCGATTTGTGATACCGGATCACACACCGGAAAATCCAAAACAACAGGTTTCCCGTTGTACATCCAAACCTCGTTATTCAAATACGGGCGAGCCAACGAACCATCGGGCATATAAAAAGGCGGCAATGACGATAAAACCAAGTCATACGCTTGAGACTCGCTCACGCACTGAAAACCGACCCTATACATCATTGCCAAACCCTCAATTAACGGCCAATGGAACGAACCATGTTGAACGCCGTCTTGATGCCGGAAACGGCAATAATGACGGACAGAGCAGCAAGACCAATCGTAGAAACAACGGTTACGAATTGAGACATTGCCTCGGCAGCTTTAGTACCAATATCTGTCCAACCTTCGGCAGAAGCGGGCAGGGCGGTTAATACCAATGCAGAAGCCATAGCGGCTTTAGCCTTCCAAGTTTTCAAAATAGACATGCTATTTCCTTTCAAAATAAAAGATTTGCCGTTTTCAAAGGCAAACGGCCAGCCCTTAAAATCATTTGCGCTTCTTAATCTTGCGCTTTATGCGCTTCTTAATTGTCCCGTCTTTGTTGAAATATATTTCCTCAAGACGTACAAACTTAACGTCTGTTGGAATAAATGTTGTTATTCGGCCAGAACGTCTAGTTCCCACATAAAGCACTTTGCCTTTTTCATCTTTAGTCATGCTACAAGCCTCTCATGAGGTTTCATGATGTAGGAATAGTGCTTTTCCTCGCCTTTTTTGCCGACGGTTACGACTTCGTAAACGCTGCAATCTTTGATGACACGGCCAAAAACATGCAATACCTGTTCTTTGGTCATCAATCTTTCTTTTTTGTTTAAAATCATGGTTTTTCAGCCTGTTTAATTTCGCGGATATGATCCACAACGCGGACAAAATTCTTACCTTTTTTGGCTTCGTGATAGGCAATATCAACCTGCATGGGCAGCTTGCCTTTTAAATGCAAGAGCTCTTTATGTTTCTCACTTGAACCGTATTCCAGTTCAAAGCTATCAATGCCAAATTCGTTTTTTGAACCTTCATAAACAGGCAAATCGCAAAGAATGCGACAATAGTCATAATCATGGCCGTTATCGGTTGTACCTTTATTCCACGATACTTTTTTCAAAATCATTAACATAGTTTTTTTCCTTTCGTCAGGAGGTTTGAGATTCGGCAGATGCCCGAAGATTCAGCCTTCAAAAAGCTATCGCCGCGTTTAAAAATCAATGCGCTTT